GGCAGCGAGCCGCTTTTCTGCCGGGATAGCGATTTAAACCACAGTTTTGTCGTTGCTTTCCTGCCGCATTGCCGTGGTTTGCCCCTCGGCAACGCCCTCGGTGCTTTCGGGCACAAACAGGATTCAACGCTGGTCGCAGAGCAAACCACAATATATTGATTCTAGCGATTTTCTTCGCCATATATATGGTGTCCCCGTCCCAAATTGGTCGGCATCGAGTGTAATCAGGAATAAACACCCCCTGCTACCGCTTTGGACACACGGCAATCATTTTCCGCCCAGCCCAGCTCGGCCATGAAGATTAGTGGCATCAGGTATAAACACCCCACCTGATTTCATTTCAGGCACGATGCAATAAGGAATAAAAATAGCCCACCGGGTCACTTTTCCATCATGCTGATCTCTCGGCTTCTTGGAAAGCGACCTGGTGGGCTGCTTCATTTCTATTCATTTTTTCTGTGACCACAGAGCCTAACTTTTTCTTCTCTGCGCCATTACGCTTTGAGAACTTTCTCCCCTCTGCGCCTCCTGCGCTTCTTTGTCGATCCTTCCTTCAAAGATTGGAATAGCCCGGCTCAAATCATAATTCACCAGCCGGTGCTGCGGATATTCGACCCCCGGCAGCCTGTACGACCTTGTCCTGTCCCAACCACAGCTTTGATAGATCAGGCGCACAAGACCCTTGCTTTTGATTTCATACCGATCATCCGTGCTGTGCTTGGGAAGTCGATTTGCTCCCTCTTCGTCTATCCCACAGGCTTGGATCGCAAACATCTGCTTGGCCGGGTTGTAGAGGAAATGATAAAATTCCGGTCGTCCAATCGCTTCAAGGGCGCTCTTGAAAATCGATATGCGACCGTCCGCATACCGAAATGTAAGTCCCAGCATATTCTGCTGCCATGTATTTGTCTGCCTCTCAGGCATTGACGTTCCTCCTCTCTAAAAAAGGGTAGACTACCCCCTTGGTGCAAAAAGGGATTTTTAAGTATTCTGTTGTTGTCCGGGAAGCCCTGTGAGCATTCCTACTGAAACATAGCCGTCCATCTGCCGAACCTCCGACTCCTGCCGGTGCTGCTCAACAGGCACGCCAAAGGAACCCGCAATATCATCCGGGTAGTATCCCTTCCGAGTGTTTACAGGTTGCACTTCTTCCTTATTTTCAGCTGATGCCTCCGTTGGCATCACTTCATCAGACTGCTTCTTCTTGCGCTCATGGAACACCTCGGCGGCAACGAGGTCAAACACATAAAGTGACTCACCTTCAAACTCGATGCGGTAGCCGAGGATCTTGTACCGGCAGTCGCTTGCCCAGCCCATCTCTTTATAGAGCAGCTCCGAGAAAAGGCGGCATGACATTTTTCTGCTCTTGCGCTTATCCGGCTTTGCAACGCACCAGCGCAGAGCATCCTTGTCATTCTCATTGCAGCCCTTGACCACAAGCCGCTTCAATGTGCTATTGAACATAATGTTGATGTAGACCACATCTTCCAGACCGGCTATGCAGGCAGTATTAAATGTAACGCTGTCCTTCCTGATCACGATTGCAGGATCCCGGAGATGTGCAAAAAGCTCTCGACGAGCGACCTGGTAGCCATCATAATCAAAAGTCTGCTCGATTTCAGTTCTCCTCTGCTCCCGCTCCGACATCTGCTCCGGACTCAGTTCCATTGTCTGCTGATTCTCCTGGTTCATGTTCATTTGGGATAGGCCACCTTTCTATAATTGTTCGCGCTTCATATAAAAGATTTTCAAGGTCATTTAAAGTCAAGGTTCCATATTCAATCAATTCCTTTGCTGGCCGCAAAACATCCCAATCTCCTGCATAATGCTTCTGTTCAAACAACTGAACCTCAGCAATGCTGTCAATTGGTCTGCCGAACGTGCATTCCCATTCTGGAGGCAAAATGTATATTTTCCGCCTAACAGTTCTTTCTTCGATTTTTTCTTGACTGTCGGCTTCCTCTTCAGTCGGCGGAAGGACAATGCTTTCGGTTTTTACCATCTCAGGCTCCGCCAAGCGAAACAGCATCACCTTTTGGTCATCGTTTTCAATGAAGTCCCCACGGAAGCGATATTTCAAGTCTGCATCCCACTCCATAATGTCAAACAGAGTCATTGCCAATCCTCTGCATGATTTAGAAAGGGTACACCACCGGCCTTCACGGAGTTTTCCCCAGTGGATAGCATTGGGATTATTCTCCGTGCATGGGCGCACAGCAATACACCGACTCACGGAATTCAGCAGGAGCTCTACATATTCAACATCCTCAAACTTTTTGAGGCACGCCGTGTTGAAGCTGATTTTTCCGTTAGCTATCGTCATTGCTGCATTACGTAGTGTTGAAAAATACTGAGATCTAACCACCTCATAGCCATGCATATCAAGTCCTGCCTTGATTTCTGCCTGCTGTGCCTCTGTCAAATCACCCATAGCACTTTCAGAAGCCTTTTGATATTCTTCTACTGAAAATCCAGTCCAGTCCTTATCGAGCGGAACATATCCACGCAGGATGCCGTCATCAATAACACTCAACACAGGCAAAGGTCTTGCCTTTCTTGCATAAGTACGGGATGCATGAAGGTAATTGGCCGCTTCATATACCGCTCTAGAAACAATTCTCTATAGCCTCGGTATCTAAACAAAAAACACCCGCATAAGCCACGCTGCACCTTCTCATCTAACAGAGGGTGCTTCTGTGGTGTATGCGGGTGTTTATATTATATAATTTATAAAGCTCTTATTCCTCACAAAGCCGCATCAGAAATTCCAGCATCTCCATGCTGATGTTCTGCACGATCATTCTGCCGCTGACCTTCTGCATCAGTGCCTCCACATCGCTTCCTTTGGTTCGCTCTGCGCTGTAGGCGGCCGCCCTATCAATCAGATCGGCCAACGCCGCACCATCAACCTCGCTGCCCATGATGTTCTTCAGCTCGCCCTTTGCGCCAACCTCGTTTATGTAAAACTTCACCATTGCGGCCGCCGCAAGCTCATGACCAGTCAAGCTATACTGTTCTGGGAATAAGTCTTTCATCTTGTCCCGTCCTCCCTTGTGTGTTTCTTTACGACACCAAGGATATAACAATTTTCTGCACATAGCAATCCAATTTTAACGAAAAAAAGCCCACTGGGTTGCCTTCTCGCCATGCAGACTTTCCTGCAAAGGCAGAACGAAACCCAGTGGGCATAATCATTCCTTTATAACTTCGATATGGTCTGCAAATATAAGAACCCGTGATACTTCCTTCTGAAATCGTTCTTGGTCGATATCAGACCATCCCAGTTCTTCTTGAATCTTGTCCAAAAGCTGTTCTTCCCGGATGAACCGATTACCACATTTGATTTTTCCTTTTCCCTTCTGGCGATTACGGCAGTTCCACGCTTTATACGGAGTCGAACCATTGAATGTGCGGCGCAAAAAAGGAGCACCACATTCCCCACAGAATACTTTTCCGTAGAGGAAGTGATGCTCCCGATTGGTCTTATATACGCCTGTCTTTGCAAGTTCTTTTCGTTCTTTCAGTATTGCCTGTGCCTTGTCCCACGTTTCCCGGTCGATGATTGCCTCATGGTCATCGTACAGATAGTTGGACATTGCTTTTCTATTGGGGTCAGGTTTCTTTGTCAGATAGTCAACCGGGGCTTTTTTCTGCAAGCACTTATCCCCGACATAGGTTTCATTCGAGATCATATATCGGAGCGTTTCGACACCAAACCCACGCTTGCTGTGCAAGCACTCAGCGCCCATTTCCTTGAGACCTTTTGCAATCCGCCTGTAGCTTTCCCCGGCAAGGAATCTGCGGAATACTTCTTTTACGATCCACGCATCCTTGTTTGGAACAAGCACCCCGTCCTCGCTGTCGTAGCCGAGGATTCGATTATTTCCGAGGTTGTACTCACCTCGTGCAAAGCGGCTCTCGTAGCTCTTGCGCTCATTTTCGCTGATGGAATGGCTTTCATCCTGTGCGATTGCACTCATCATGGAAAGGACAAAGCCGCTGGTGGGGTCATCCGTGCGGATGTTCTGTTCCTCAAAGATGACCGTGATGCCCAGCGTGGAAAACCACTGGGTGTACTTCTGGCAGTCCACGATGTTTCGGGCGAACCGGGAGATGCTCTTGCAGATGACAATGTCCAGCTTCTTTGCTTCTGCGTCGGCCAGCATCTCCTGAAATCCCGGACGGTTCTTTGCGGCCGTTGCCGAATGCCGGTCAGAATAAATCTTGGTCAGCTCCCAGTCTGGATGTGCGGCAATCATTCCCTCATAGTACTTCTTCTGGGTCGCAAAGCTCTCATCCTGCTCGTTACGCAGAGTGCTGACGCGGCAATAGGCGGCCACCCGCTTTTTTGCGGCTACAACTTTGGGCTGAATTTTTCGGATAATCATCAGGCAGTTGCCCCCTTCCTCTTTCTAGTCCGGAGATTCTGCGCCGCCTGCATGGCAGCGGTCTTCCGGCTCACCTTTTTCTCCGTGGACTTTCTGCCTTTCTTGACGACGGGCTTATTCTTGTTCTGCTTGCGAATCACATAGTTCCGATAGATTTCCGCCACATGGGTGGGTTCTGCGGCGTTCACCGCATGGAGTTCTTCCTCACTGTACAGACCGCATTTCCAGAAAACCTTCATCGTGTCCCCTGCGAATTCCACACGCTCGACAAGGTCGTTCAGCCAATAATACTGAACCGATTCCATCTTGGGGTTTTCTTCCTTAATCTCCATCAGCCGCTTCATGGCCGCCGAGTATTTGCCCTTGATGACAAGACTGTTGAAAGCATCCAGCAGGGCCGTCTCCACCAATTCGACCTTGAGCGCATACCCACGGCATCCGTCATCATCAAAGCAGCCAATAATTCGGGTGTAACCGCCGGTCTTGATTGCTTTGGGAATCATCTTCTTCCCGCACAAAGGGCATACAAAGTTGGTGTCGCAATACGGGTACCTGCTGTACTCACCGTGCGGGGTCTTCAGGTCCATAATGCGCTGGACCTGCTGGTAGGTATGACGGTCGATGATGGGAACATGGTGGTTTTTGACATAAATGCTCGGTACATCTGTGGATTCATTCTTCACGCTTTTGTGGGAGATGTGGTCAATGCTCACCCACTTCTGAAGCCGGGCATCACCAATATACTTTTCATTCTGAAGAAGGTACTTGACAGAGGTCGTCGACCACTTCATCCTGCCCCTTGCCGAGGGAACTTCCATATGACTCAGTTCTTCCAGAATGTCCGGGACACTCATACCGTGCTGGTACATCTCAAAAATGAAGCGGACGATGCTGGCCTCATCCGGTTCGATGACGATTTCCCCGGTCTTGGTTTTTCGATAGCCATAGGTCGGCGTCCAGCGGGTCTCTCCTTTTTCAAAACGCTTGCGGATGCCCCATTTCAGGTTTTCGGAAATGGAGCGGCTCTCCTCCTGGGCAAAGGCAGCCATGACCGTCAGGATAAGCTCGGAAACAGCCGTTGCGGTGTCGATGCCCTCCTTTTCAAAATAGAGCTGGACGCCGATGCTCTGCAGATGGCGCACATATGAAAGGCACTCGACCGTGTTTCTGGCAAATCTCGAAATGCTCTTGGTCATGATGTAGTCGATTTTGCCAGCCTCGCAGTCCTTCATCATTCGCAGAAAAGCCTTGCGCTTCCTCACGCTGGTGCCGGTAATGCCCTCATCGGCGTAAACATCTACCAGCACCCAGCCGGGATTCTGGGCAATCTTCATCTTGAAGCCTTTCATCTGCTCATCCAGGCTGTGGAGCTGAATCTCCTGATCCGTGCTGACACGGGCATAGACTGCCACGCGCACTCCGTTCAAGGTGTTCAGTGCTCGTTTCTTGGGCTGTACTGCCGTATTGACTTTTTCAACTGTAATCTCCATACGCTTTCCTCCCTCTTACTGCCAGCTGGAATCGTTTAGAAGCTCCTGCTGTTCCTTCGTGTACTTCTTCCTGCCAGAGTGAAGCAGTCCCATGCTCATCAGGGTCTGGACACGCTCGAACTGCTCCTTGCTGACAATGGGTTCATGATGACCTTCCAGATAGGTCTGGGCGCGTTCCCCGTTATTCCGCTTGCTGTATCGGTGGCCGTTTTTGCCGTATGCCGTATAGTAGGTGTCCGTGATGTAGTCCCCCGTGTAGGCGATGTGCTTCAACAGCATCGGAACACGGTTGCGGTTTTGGGACCATGAAACGCCTGTTCCTTCCGCCTTTTCCATCGCGTCCAGTTCCTTCCGGATAGCATCGTAGCCGATGCCCTTGGCGGCAAGGTCAAAGGCACAACGGACGCGCCGTGCCTCCGATTCCTCAATGCGCCACTCGCCTTTGTTGTTTACCCGGCGATACCCATAAGTCACGCGCCCGGTCGGCTTGCCTTCCTCATGGCAGTGGTCAATGGCGAGCTTTACATTTCCGCCGATGCTCTTGGATTCTTCCTCAGCGATAATCGCCATGATGTGGAAGAACAGTTCGTTCTGGCGGTCCATTGTGTTGATGTTTTCCCGTTCAAAAATGACCGCAATGCCCAGCTCTTTCAGCCGACGCACTGCGGTCACACAATCAAGCATATTTCGGGAGAATCGGGAGATGGACTTGGTGTAGATGACATCGATCTTGCCATCCTCACAGTCCTGCATCATCTGCTGGAACTCAGGCCGGCGTTGCGTACTCCGTCCGCTTCCCTCATCTGCATAGATTTTTACCAGTTCCTCATCCGGGTCGTTAGAGATCAGGTCCTTGTAGTACTTGATTTGGGTTTCATACGAACCTTCCTGACATTCCATTCCCGTACTGACTCGGCAATAAGCCGCCGCCCGCTTGCGATCAACCATCACTTCCATTGTGTTGTCCTCCTTTTGGTAGTCGTATATTGCCGCATATGGACCCGAATAGCAAGTTCTGTCGCAAAGATAAATCGGCATAATACCGACAAATTATCTGCCTGACAGAATGCCGAGATCGAAGCAATACCGACAAAATGTAAAGGACTTCCCAGCTGATTTGGGAAGTCCAGAGCGAAGCGGGCTGCTTTGCAACCGTCAGATAGGTTTCCGTTGCGAGGCTGATGCGGTCAATCAGACCTTCTTGGCGTAGTCAAGGCTGACCCAGCCGTTCCTGCCGGAAGCATAGGACTTCAGAAGCCCCCACTTGGTTGCGCCCTTGCCGGATGCCTCCTCTACAATGGTGAACACGCCCTTGCCGGTATAGCCGCGAGAACTGTAATTCGTGCCGGGACCTTTGCGGATATTCAGGTCACTGATGGAAACACGCACCATATACGGCTGGAAGGATGCGGTTGCATTGGCAGAGGTGCTGGCAACCGCATAGACCACGCTACCGCTGCCATCGAAAACGGAATAGCCGGGATTCTTGTCCGCACACGCCTTGGCATTGGAAAGTTCCCTGAATGCGCCCTTCTGGGATGCCGCGTCAGACCAGCTCTTGCGCACACGGTACCAGCCAGATGCCTCTGGCGCAGAAGATTCAGTGACATCATACTGCGTCAGGTTCCAACGCTCGATGACACTGCAAAGGTTCTGCACATAGGTCAGGCTGGTGGCATAGCCGCCGTCCTTGATGAGCTGCACGGCTTTCTTGTAGTCCTTGCACCCTACCAGACCTTCGTACCGCTTCTTGTCGCCGTTCATCGCGCCCAGCAGATAGGCGGAGTGGTCCGTAATGGAGTCCTCGACAGAAGCATACTTTCGGAAATCCGCCGTGATGGTCTCATAGCTCCCATCCGGGTTCTGCTCCCCGGTCTGCTTGGTGTAGACAGACTGCCCATCCCACGCAGAGCCAGCCCAGCTGTTCCCTGAAAGGGATTTCTTCATGCCAAAACAGTTATTGGCGTTCTGCGCCAGTTCCGATTTGCCATAGCCGGACTCCAGAATGAACTGCGCCAGAGACACAGAGGCAAGGATGCCGGACTGCTTCTGGTTTGCAGTGAACAGCGGAGCCACCTTTGCCACGACTTCTGCATCGGTGAGTGCTTTGAGCGCAGTTGCCTGCAAGCCGGTCGCCACAGGAGCAGCAGGTGTGCCAAGCGCAGCCGTCACCTTGGCGGCAAGATCACCGAGGCGGGCGTACAGCCAGTCACCGGGACACGCTTTTGCGGCAAACCATCTATGAACAGACAGCACCATCTCATCTGCCGCCGGGGTGTAATTGAGAGTTTTATTCTTGTCCGCCAGCCAGATAAGTTTCGTTTTTCCGTTGCGCTTGCAGATGTCGGTGCAGAGCTTGATGAGGCTGGTGTAGACCGCATCGTTCATTGCATAAGGGTGGAAGTTGTCGCTGGCGCACTCGATGGTGATGGCTCTCTGGTCATTCTCCCTGCTGGAAGAACACCAGCTGCGGTTCTTCTCCTCGACACAGAGCGAGATGCGACCGTCCTTGCCAATGCCATAGTTGCAGCTTGCCTGACGGCTCGTGTTGATGAAGCACCCGCAGATGCTTTCCGCACTCAGCTGACCAACGACACAGTGGGGCGTGATGCGATCGATGCTGTGCGTCCTCTGCCCGGAGTGATTCGGGCTGAGTTTCGTGTATGCCACAAGTGGGCTGTTCGTATAAGCCATAGTCTTTTCCTCCAAATGAAAAAAGCCCGGATTGCTCCGGGCCGTGCATGGTTGATTTGTTTCAGCGGGCATCAGGGAAGCAGGAGCTTCATGCCAATGCGGATGGTGTTGGATGTCAGGCCGTTCAGCGCACGGATGTCGGTATAGCGGGTACCGCTGCCGAGCTTGCGCTCTGCAATGCGCCACAGGTTGTCCCCCGCTACGACTTCGTACACATTCCGGCCGACAAAGACATACTCGCCCTCAGCATTCAGCACATACGCAATGCCATTCTCTGCTTCCGGGCATCTGATCTTCAGCCAGTCACCGCAGACCTCCAGCACCTCCACAATGGTTCCAACCGGGTAGATTGCTTTCACCTCGGCAGTGAGGTCGGGTTCCGCCCGGATGTTCATCAGCGTTTTCAGCTTGCCATAGGCATTAGCATCCGGCTGTGCCTCTGCGGGTGGGAACTCCTCGCTGTCGGCGGAGTCATCCTTACCAGACTCATCCTCAGTAGGATGCTCCTCCGGTTTGTCCAACACAGGCTTCTCCTCGCCCAGTTCTTCACGAGTTGCAGGTTCGTCTTCCGGGTAGATTACGGTGCCGTCCTCGGCAAACACATAGCTGCCGGGGTTTTCGTCACACTTAGCCTTGGCATTTGACAGCAGCTTGTAGGCTCCGAGCTGGGATGCCTCATCTTCCCAATTGCTCCGCACACGGTAATAGCCGGTGGTCAGCTTTGCAGGATATTCACTCATAACTGTTCCTCCTCAAAATGAGGGAGAGGTTGCCCTCTCCCATAAACACTCCTTCATAAAGCGCACGATTTTCTGACGAAAGTTAAGCCTTCTCATGAAAATTTCTCTCAATAGAGGTCAATTATCGTCCTCATCGCTCTTTTCAGGGATGTGCTTTTCCTTGGTCAGCTGGATCAGCATCTCCTTCAGCTTGTCCGGGATGGGAATTCCGATGACGGCGGAGTTCTCCAGAATAGACAGACCTTCATTGGACAGATAGAAGAAGATCACTGCCGTGCGGATGGCTGCTCCGTTCTGGAGTACCTGCGTGTCAATGACATTCGCCATGCCCACCAGCAGGAAGATGCACACCTTCTTTGCGATGCCCTTGAAGCCCACCTCGCTGGACAACTCCTTGCGAATGCCTGCCGCAAGGATGCCAGTAAAGTAGTCGGTCACCACAAAGATGATGAGCGCGTAGAGGAAGCCATCAAAGCCTCCGAAAAACCAACCGAGAAAGCCGCCCAGTGCCGCAAAAGCGAACTGGATCTTGTCGATCACATTCTGCATATTGTACCTTGCCTTTCCTGCCCCATTTCAGGGCATAAAAATTGGGACGGTGTCTGCCGCCCCTGTGTAGTGGTAATCTATTAAAAACACAGCCGCTGGGCTGTGGGGTGTTAGAGAATGAGCCGTTCCAGCAAACTCTGGAACGATGCCGCAATAATCTCGTGTCCTTTTTCGTCCGGATGCACACCGTTACCGTCATCCTTCGAGAAAGCCAGCTTGCGGAAATTCTCATCATCCGGGCGCAGATTGGATTCGCGGTAGAGGTCAAGACACGGAATACTGCGCCGCTTGCAAATCTCAACGATGGCATCCGAATACTTTGCCATAGCACAAGTGGTCTTAGAGGGCATACTGCCAACCCACGGAGTCGGCGTTACGATGCCAAGCCGTGCCAACGGGATGCGCTCGTAGATTGCATCAATAGTCGCATTGATACAGCCGCAAAGCGTATCCGTGCCGGTATCTGTAACCGTCCCCAGTGTCAGGCTCAGGTCGTTGCCGCTGCCAAAGATGGTGATCACATCGGCATCCACCGGGATATCACTTACCCGCTGGTAGAAGGCTCTGTTGATATCCTGACGCCGCATATAACCAGTCCCGCTTACACCGAGATTGACTACGCTGATGCCGGTCTTTTCGGCAATATAGTCGAAGTAGTGCTTTGTGGTTCGGCTGTTGTTCTCCGTCAGGCTGTCACCCAGGCATACCCAAGTGCGGCCCGCCCATTTCGGCTTCATACCGATAAAATAGCCGCGCGTCATTTTCTGAATAGAGCACTCCTGAACGCCACGGATGCAGGCAATCCGAACTGTCGCGGCTCTTGCCGGCGCAACCACAGTCTTGTTCTCAATCTTTCGGTCGGCTCCACTGGTATTGTTTTCACCGCCGACACGATTGCCAGCCGCATCATAGAACGCATACAGTCCGTAGCCAGCCCTTCCAGCTGCATTGATGCAGTACGGCGTGTACGGCTCCACAGAAATAGGTTCCGTGACCCGGTAGTTCGTGTTACCGGTTGGCTCCTTGACCTTGGCGCCAGTCGTCGGATTCAAGACAATACCAGTATTCTCCGTGACCTTGAGCTTATCGCCAATGGCATACTCGTAGTTTTCGTCAACGACCTTGGTGGCCAGATAGGATTCCAGCCCGGCAATCTTGCTATCCCGAACAGCAGCTTCTTCCGCGGCAACGCCAACAAGCTCTGCCGAAGGGTAGCTGATACGACTCACCTTCTTGATCACGCCGGTGAAATGACTGTTTTCAATCCACGCAATACGCACAGTAGCCGCAGTTGCCGGAACCGGTGAAATCCTATCATAGTAGGTACCAACAGCATCACGATGCTCCTGAAATCCGCCGACAACTTTTCCATCGGCATTATAGAACGCATACAGATACTTGTGCCAGCCACCAGACACTGTAAAAGCGTACAGCTCACCCGGAACCACAGGAATAGGGTCAGAGACACGGAAGGCAGTGTTCTCTGTTGCCAGAGGACTGATTTCACCTGCTCTTTCGTTGATGCAGCGGTTTGCCGTGTAAGTGATTTCAATGGCTTCACCCTCGACCACCGCTGCACTGTCCAGCGTGTTCTGCTCTCCTGTTGCCGCCGCAGTTAGATCAGCCTGTGCCCTGTCCATTTCACCTTCCAGAGCCGCCACACGTTCCTCCGGCTTTCCGTTCAGTTCATTGGAGGCAAAGAGGAACCGCGTCACTTCCTCGACCTTTCCGATAAAGGTGGTGCTCTGAATCCATGTGATGCGCATCGTAACGGCACCAACCGGCGCAATCACAACACGATTCTCAATGCGGGCAGAGCTGTTATCCGGCGCGATTTCACCAGAAAGAACCTTCTCATCGCTGTCGTAGAAAGCATAGTAGTATTTTCTCCAACCGCTTGATGCAGTCACCACATACACATGACCTGCAACGACCGGAATCATCTCGGAAGTGTGCCAACCGCTGTCACTGTCATTTGCCAGCGTTCCCACCGTGCCATCCAGATTGATAAAGGTCTTGATTGTAGAATCGAAAGTCAATGCTTCCGTTTCCCGCCCAGTCGCCTCATCCAGAAGCTGCGTCACAATGGAAGAGAACCAGCTATCCCACAGTCCGCGCGTCTGTTCTGCCGAGCGCATTGCCGCGCCAATTGTGTCGTGCGTTACGCCCTGGTTATCGACACGGGCATCCAGAATCTCAGCGTTGGTCGTTCGGCCGCCAGCAATACTGTCCATACGCTTGGTCAGCGTGGTCTTCGCCTCCTGCAACTCCTGACGGCCCGTGTTCAGGTCAGACTTTGCCTGGTTCACCTGTCCAGTCAGAGCGTCCGTGGTCCGCTGAAGGCTGGTATTCAGCCGATTCTCCGTTTCAGACAACTCCTCACTCATGGCGGTGTGGGTCTCTGTCAGCTCTTGGCTCATCGCAGTATGCGTTTCAGAGAGTTCCTTGCTCATCGCTTCCTTGGTTGCGGCAAGGTCGGTGTGCATCTGCTCCACATCCGCTTCAACATCCTGTTCCAGCCGGTGGACCTGTGCCGAATACTCTGCAGAGAGCGCCCAGTATTCCTCGCTGCTCAAAGCAGTACCCTCCGGGACGTTCTTTCGGCTGATATAGCTGTTGCCCGTTTCCGGCTGAAATACGATGCTGAGCATTTCGTACTTTGTGTTCTTGTTCCATACGCCGCAGTGCTTGGGCACGATGCGGCCGCCTACGAATTCACCCATGATCTCATTCTCCTTCCTGCTTGCTGTTAGGCTTTCTTATGACTTTCCAGTGAGCAGGAGGAGGATGAGAATCAGCTGTCAGGACTACCCCCCCCCCGAAAAATTTAGTCATATTAACGTGTTTCTTCATAGAATTGACCTCCTTAGAGTGCGTTGATCTCTGCGTCCATCTCGATGCAGCGCAGGCGATACCAGTTGAGAATCTGGCTCATATTGTTTGTGTTCGTGCCGGGAATCTTCGGCCACAGAACAACTTCCTCATCCAGCAGCCCTTTCGGGATGTCCACGAGGAAGTTGGAAACGGTCGTCTGCACATTGCCTTCGCTCAGAACATTCTTGCGCAGTGCGGCATACCGGGCTTTGATCTTGTCCTTATAGCAGTTGTAGAGGATACCCATCATCTTATGGGTATTCGCAAAACTCTTAAGGGTCACAATGGTACTCGGATTGTAGTAGGTTTTGCCGTTCCAGCAGTTACCGAATGCCGTATCCAGGTCATACTCGGAAAACATCCATTTCACGCCATCGAAAGTGAGCAGGATATAGTTCTTGTCGAGGTTGTCCGTCAGGGCAAACATACAGGTGATGATGAAATAGTCCACCGCGCTGTCGATGTCCAGATAAGGACCAATCACACTGTCCACTTCTGCCGCCGTGGTTCCGCTAAAGTTCATGACCGTGCGGATCAGGGTGTTCACGCTGTCCTTGACCCACTGGGTATTGGCTTCATCCGGCACATACTCCATCTCGAAGTCTGTCGTATCGACCTTGGCTTCCTCTGCAAACTGTGTTCCCTTGGCGTGGGTCTCAGCAGTCAGGATACACTCCCTTGCACCGTCCGTCATACCAAACATCCACTTGTCTTTCGGGATGTTAAAGGTATAGATGCCCTGATACTCGTCGTTGATCACCAGCATGATGGGGAAGCCATCAATAGCGCCACCATTGGGCAGCGGATACAGCTTTTCATTGCGCTTCGTTCGGGTGCGCAGGGCTTGACCCCAGAGCTTAGCAGCCACAATGTTGCGGCAATGACTGAAATCGACATAATTCGCTTTCAGACAGTACTTCTTCTGTGCGCCCCAGCTCTCCACGATGGTCTGCGCCTCGCCGAAGGTAATGGTGAAGTTCTTCTTGTCGTAGGCAATGCTGGATGCGCCCTGCCATTTCAGCGTACAGCTTCCAGAAAGTTCCCCGTAGGTGTAGGTCAGATTGACTTTGTTGGACTTGCTGATGCCCTTCATGGAGCCGGTCAATTTCAGGATCGGGAGGTTATAGCTCTCATAAGGGAAGCCGGTATCCTCTTCCGGTTCTTCCTCTTTTTCCTGTGCAAACGCCAGCATATCCGTCAGGCTGTATTTACCCTCGACCAGATAAACGTGCAGGATATGGTCTTCACAGCTCATCGCCTTACGGAAGTTGATGCGCAGACGAACATCCTGACTGGCATCCGGGACAAAGTTCGCAAAAGGCGACTTCTGAACATGGAACGCCAGCCCCGCTCCGTCCTGCCGGATGGAGTTGCCTGTAGTCTTATCAACTACCGTCACATTGTAGTCCATCGTCTTATCGTCATCCCGAACCAGAATGGTGTAGGTCCGACCTGCTTCCAGATGGAACACTTCGCTGATATTCGTGTAGCTCACAGTCGTTGCTGTACCAACCTCACCATTCAGCACAAGCCCCGCCGGGTCGGGCATACCGATTGCATTCAGCCGATAGACACCGGCACCGTCCCGGAATCCCTTGCCGCTCATCATCCGCACAAGGTTCTTCTTGCGAACGCTGTCCTTGACTGCTGCCATCTCGGAAATGCAGCTTGCAAGCAGGGTGCTGGTGGGATAGGCATAGAAATCATCTGCACTCCAATCCGTGCCCTCATACAGATAGGCATGGATCAGATGATTGTCGAACTGTGCGCCGGTGGAATAGACGCCCATCTGATAATCTCCCGTTGTATCCGGGATCACCAATTCAAAGCGGCCACCGATTGCCGAAACACCGCGATTCGCGCCATCCTGCTGCAAACAGGCGTTGGAACCCACCTTGTAGAAGAACATGGAGTACGGTGCAGTCGGGTCAGGGTCCACGATATGCGCCGTGTAGGTCTTGCCTTTTTCCAGATGCATCGGCTCGGAGAACTTTAGGATGCTGGCGTTCATCTCACTGGACATCGTGCCGTTGATAACGACACCCGCATTGTCGAGAATACCGCAGGCAGTTGCCGTTGCAGCCACTTTTCCCTCATTGTTCTTCACGCTGGAATCAATGGTTTTCACTAGGTTGTACATCCGCGCACGGTCCGAGACTGTCATAACATTCTCCAAACCGTTCTGCACAGAATTCCAGCGGGCTTCCTCCTTCTGTGCCAGAGCTTGGGTCATTTCACTTGTTGCAGACTCCAACGCCATCAGCTCATCATACCCAGCCCACGAGCGCATCTGCTGTCCTGTATAGCTGCCTTCTACCAGATAGAAATACGCTCTCTGTCCCGTAAAGGTCGTGGCTGTGTCACAGGCAATACGCAGGCGGCAATCGTAGTCCTTGTCAGCGGTAAAGGTATGCACCGGATCGTTCTTAGAGTTGACTGCAACCGTTACACCACCGATCTGTACCGAGCCATAGGTCACCTCATCGCCGGCATAGGCAGTGAGCATCGGGCAATCTTTCTCCGCAATCACGAACAGGGTGTAGGTTCTTCCTTTCGTCAGATGGAAAAGCGATGTACAGCGGATGCTGTTCAGTGCAAGCGCACCGCCCATATTGCCTTCCATCCGAATCATAGACTGGTCGCTCTCGTTGTCTGCGATTATCCGGATCTTTGCCTGTGTCTGAGCATTGCTATCCGAATAATTGGTCGTCCGGAGCAGATTTTTCTTCCGGATGAAGTCCCGCACTGCGGACATTGCAGTGCTGCTGTCGTTTAGGTCATTGAACTCAACAAGCCCACGGACATCCGCATAGGTATAGACGCCCTCCAGCACAAAGAGATGCAGCTCACAGTTCTCGAACTCCAAATCCTGACTGGTGTACACGCCCGGACGATAATAGCAGCTTTCATCCGGAGTGAAGGTCTGCGGTGCAATGGCATGGACACTGAATCCCTTGTTGACACCGCTCACCTGCATACATCCCGACTTGCTGTTTCCATAGAAGTAGACCGAACATTCCGGCATATCTTCTCCGGCACGAGCATAAAGGGTGTAGGTCTTGGAGCTGTCCAGCCAGAAGTCCTCGCCAAAATGCAGAGTACTTATGCCTACATTCGGCCCAAGGCTGCCGTTGATGATAGCGCCGGAAGATACGCCCAGACTTTCCGCCGTGGCATGGACCGCATTACTGGAGTCCACAGCCTTTCGGGAGACCGTGCGGATCAGGTTATTGCGGCGCAGAGTATCACTGACCCGGCCGACAGAGACAATGTTCTCTGAAACACCTCTCACTGCAGTTTCGGCTTCCTTGGCCGGGAGATAAGCGCGGAGTTCATTCTCCTCGTGTTCGCCCTCTACCAGATAGACCTGTACCGCGCGGTTCTTGAACTCCGTATCGGTCTTGACCCACAAACGGAGCTGATGCGGACCCGTGCGATGGGCGGGGATCAATCCGCAAGGGCTATGGATGACATTGAATTCACGGGTCTTGCCGTTTTCCATGACATCCTTCCACGCATCTACATCCAGCAGGAACACAGAGTATTCGATATCCTTGCGGTCATCCAAAACGAGCAGGGTGTAGTTTTTCTCCTGCTCCAGCTGGAACGTGGCAGAAATCTGCGTGATATACGTCCCGGCAGTCGGTCCCAACTTTCCGTTCAGCACCGTTGCGCCAAGATTCAGCGTTCCAACCGGGGTCGCCGTAAAGAGCGGCTCACCGGCCTCATCATTCACCATGACCTGCCGCATGATGATGAGGTTGTCCTTTCGCACTTCATCCCGGACGGATGCGATCTCGGCTGCGTTCTTCGAGATATCTTCAGCAGCAGGCATACCGAAGAAGTCCTTCCGGGTATACTCGCCCTCCACCACATACAGGTGGATCTCGTGATCCTCGAATTCACAGTCGGTCGAATAAACGCCAGCACGGAACATACCGCCGTTGTCAAATACCGCAGTGGAAATGACATTGTTGGCCGGAGTAAAACCTCGGTTCACACCATTCACCTGCAGGCAGACACCGGTATCGACCTCATAGAAGAAAACGCCGTAGCCCATCTTCGGGGTCGATTCATCGATGAACACGGTATACGGCGTTCCAGCCTTGATCGACATCGGCTCGGTAAAGCGCAGAACAGACACGCCATTCTCGCCTTCCTTCAGCTGACCATTCAGGATAGCACCCGCGCGGTCACCATGTCCGTAAGACACGGCTTTTGCCTTGACTTCACCAGACGTATTCTGCGCCTCGGTGTCAACCGTATGGACAAGGTTCGCCGTGCGCATCGCATCGCTTACCGCCGCCATCCGGCAAAGATGATTCACAGATTCCTGCTGGTCACCCCAAACGCGCTCAAAACCGCTGCGGATATGCTCACCAAGATTGGTGTGGGTCTTACCCTCTGCATCCACACGAGCGTCCAGCACCTCCGCATTGGTCGTGCGGCTTCCGGCAATGCTATCCATGCGCTTGGTCAGCGTAGTCTTAGCATCCTGCAACTCCTGACGACCCGTATTCAGGTCGGATTTTGCCTGTTCGACCCTGCCCGTCAGCTCGGCACTGGTCTGCTTGAGGTTATTCTCCACGCGCTGTTCCGTCTGCGACAATTCCTGACTCATGGCAGTATGCGTGTCGGTCAGTTCCCGGCTCATTGCGGTTTTCGTGTCCGACAGATCTTTGCTCATGGCATTCTTCGCAGCACTCACATCGCTGTGCATCTGCTGGACATCCAGACTGATGTCCTGTTCCAGCTTGCGCATCTGTGCGGAGTAGTGGGCGCACAGAGACCAATAGCTCTCATCCGCCAGAGAAATGCCAGTCGGCACTGCCCTTCGGCTGATATAGCTGTCGCCGGTCGAATTGTCCAGCACGATCATCAGGGGTTCATAGGTCTTATTCTGATCCCAGATACCAACATGATCCGGAACCACTCGTTTTCCGACAAACTCTCCCATTCTTTGTCCTTTCCGGCTTACGCCTCATTGTATCTCACGATGAGCCGACCCTCGTCGTCCATCTCAAATATCAGGTTCAGAGCATCCCAGCTCTCAAATACCAGATGCCCATCCATATTGATGGATGCGTTGACCATTCCCTCGGCGATGTCCTGCGCCACCTTGTCAATGGTGCTGGACACAGACCCCTGCGTCAGACCCAGATTGTTGTCCGAGCGCATCACGAGGTAGCCGTCATCGGTAATGAGGAATTCCAGAATGCCCTTTGCGGTTGCTTCCAGACACGCCTTGTAGGTCAGCGTTGCAATCTTGCCATTCTTGACCGCCGCACGGGTCACATTCAGCACCAGACTGAACGAGCCGATCACATCCCCCTCATCGGACAGAAGGTAGATGTCAATGGGAAACCGCCCATACACTTCGGTCATAAAGGCCGTGACTGTCAGGATCACTGCGCCATCCTCCACAAACACGAGATCCGGGCGCGTCTCACTGGAATACTGGAACACTGCGCCATCTGGCCGCGTAGCCGAATAGCTCACAATGATGTCCGTGCTGACCTTATATTCCAGAGAATTCTGATACAGCCGACACCGCACTTTCCGCGCCTGATTGTCGTACTGCTTGACCGGGATGTGCGTGGGGATCAGGTTCTCCGTAAAGGACAGCTCCACATCCTGAAACACCGTGAACGACTTAGCCGTCTGTGTCACCTGCGCTGTCTGCTCCTGCGTCTGTACTGCCGCTTTCCTGCTTGCCATCTTCTTCGCCTCCTTCCTCTGTCGGGGTATCCGGGTCAGGCTCTGGCGGCTCATAGCCAACCGTCTGCCATGCTTCTCCATCCCACAGCTTCAGCCGCAGTTCGGAGATATCGACCCAGAGTGCATTGTCCTTTGGTGCTGTTGGTGCGGTCTTTCTTACCACAACTGCCGGCGCATAGCGTTCATCCAGTTCAGCCATCAGGGATTCCGACAGCTTTCCTGCCACACCGTATCGTTCATCCAGCTTCTTGAGCAGGTCTTCGGTCAAGGCGGATGCAGTCTTGTACCGCTCATCCAGCTGTGCCAGAAGCTCATCTGTCAGAGCCGCCGCTTTCTTGTATCTCTCGTCCAACTCCTGCAAGGTATCTTCCAGGAGCAGTGCGGTCTTGACCGGGGAATCATCCTTTTCCCAGCCATAGCCCCATGTCTTACCGCCATCTGTGGAAATGAAGAATCCTGCCGGACTGTTCTTCCATGCGAAACTGGACTTTGCCAGCGTTCCGGCATTGAAGGCATACCGCACGGTATCTCCGTTCACCTCGGTCACATTCTGGTAGTGCAGACCGAACAGACCGGCCAACAGCGTACCATCATAAACCATGGACACGGAGATACCGCCGATCTGTTCGCCCATGCTGTTTTCCACACGAAGTGCGGTATTGTAGGCTTCGTTGGCGGTATTGCGGATGCTGCTCAACGCCGTAGTCAGCGAGGAGTTCCGGCTGCTGACCAGCGAGTTCGACAGCGTGATGCTCTTGTACCGTTCCAGCAGGACATCGTACTCGGTCTCCGTCACCTTGGAACTGACCTCGATTCCCAGCTTAGAAATGAACACATGGACGGTATCACAGAGGCTCACCTGTTCAGCTTCCACCACATCCGCATAATCCGGCGTATTCCAGAGCTGGATGAAGTCGATGTCGATATCGACCTGCGGCTCGGTCAGGCTGGTGTTCTTCAGATATTCCTGCGCATAGCTGCGAAGCATCTCCGCAGTCGGCTTGTCCTGAAAGCCAGCGGTGCAGTCCAGCACAGAGAACTTCTGGTACGGCACAGACCGCTGTTCCATCAACACGACCTTTTCCGGCAGCTCTGTCACCTCGCCGGTTTCAGAGTTCTGCCAATATGGATGCACACCGGTGATAACATTCTCGATGTTCTTCTCCATTCGGAAATCCGTGAGGTTCTTTCCATAGGTGATATGCACACCGTGGTCAGCTCCCCGGCAGCGATGGAGTTTGACCTCGTATCGATCCCACTCATATTCTCCGTCAAAGGTGTCCAGCACAGAGCCATCGATACCGCCGAGACAGTTTCGGAAGGACGATGGCGTGGACAGCCGGAATGCTGCATTGGAGGAAATATCCGTCCAGACCGCAAAAGGGCAGTCAGACGCCGCATGATTTTCCAGTCCTGCCAGCGCACCGGTGCAGCCAGTCGTGGCAAAGGGCGAGACGGTGATGAAGTTAAGCTGATAGGAGATGTGCCGTGCCTTCACCACCAGCTTGCCATCGATGGGCGTTGCGATCTTATAGATGCGAAACGGCTGTGTCCTGCCGGTATCCGAGGGTTTTGCGAGAATGATGTTTCCCTCCTCCAAGCTCTCCGCATGGATGCCGTCTGCCGGACAGACCATTTCCAGTTCAAAGCTGCCGTTGCGCTTTTCTGTCACCACACAGGACTGTGCGTCCGCCAGCTTCCCGATGCCGTTATTGTCGAATTTTGTCTCTGTGGATGCATACAGACAAGGGATCATCCCGCTCCACCTCCTATCACAGTGTCCACCATCTTGGTGTTACCTCTACAGCCGTGATCCCGCCCGTCCATGTGATCTGCGTTTTGCCGGCCGGCAGTTCCGGGAAATCATCTGACAGGATGGTTTCATTGCAGAAGCCGCTGGCGTTGTAGGCGTTGTGCGTCTCACAGTCCAGCAGGACATAGTCCTTGATGCTGTGGATGGTAATGGACTCGTCTCCCACATACAGCACACCGCCCGAATCTCCATAGACCTTGAAGATGGGCTGTGCCGGGAAAGCAAAGGGATTCATGAGGTTGCTGCGGCTTTCCAGCCGTACCGTTCTCTGCCCTTCTACACTCCAACGCTGGGGCTTGCAGTTGAACAC